TCATCTTGCGATAGCCATAGTAGTCAATAACGGTTTCGATAACGTCATCGTCTACATACTGGATAAGCGACGGAAGAACATCCTCGGTAAGGAAAACATCCTTGGTAATGAAACGAATAAGTCTGTACTTCGTATTGTCATCGTCGTCGAGTTCAGGCGACAAGTCATTAACGAGACAGTAGTCAACATAAAAATCTTCGGCTAATTGGTCGGAAAGCAATCCGACAATCTGTAATGCAATCTTCTTGCCGAGGTCTGGCCTTGCGAGCGCAAACTTCTGAAGTCTTTCTTTCAGCGGCATGGATGCTTCAATAATATATTTTCTAGACATTTTAAACCTCTACATATATTTATAAATATGTTATGGCAAGAGACTACGCTGCAGAATTCATGAAATTGTTTAAAAACGGCAGTTGTTCGGTAAAAAATAAGGACTGGACAGCTCCTAAATTTTTTGATAGTCAGAATAACGACTGTTATGCTGCAGAAGCTGCACTCATGTCATCTTTAACTTCCGAAGCTTTCGGTAATTTCGGTTTCGAAGTCCAGTATTATATCAAGGATATTTCTACTAAACAGGACAGACTTTACGGTGAAGATCCTCTCGAAAACGTAAGGAGAAGATTCACCTTGAAGATGTATGCGGAACAGTTGCCGGCATATCAGAAGACCTATACTCTTCAAGGTATGACTTATGAAGAAGTCATCACTTGCATGTGTACAATCCAGCATTTCATGGAAGCTTCGAGATATGAATACGGAACGAACCAGATAAAGTATAATTCGGAAGTTCCAAAAATCGGAGATATAATTTATCTCGAGTATTCTGACCTTTTCTATGAGGTCATCAACGTAAAAACTTTCGCCGAAGGAACGTCATTCCTTTCCAGTCCGATTACCTATACATTCACGTTGAGAATCTGGAGAAATACACACCAGAATGTCGATATTGACAACCTTAACGAGGACAATATGGATAAGATGAGAACATTCAGCGAACTAGACGAGATATTCGATATTGACGATAAAACTTCTACCGGTCATCCGACATCAAAAGTCGGACCTGACAGCGATATTCTTGAAATTAACAAGGATTTGCCTAAGGATAAGACTGCCGAAGATAAGCCCAAGGATAACGTCAATAGCCATGTCGAATACAAATATCCTGAACCGTCAGTAGAATACGATGATGAACGTCCGATGGACAATAATAAAAAATATTACGACCCGTTCCAGGGTTGGTAATTAGAAATCATTTGGAGTTCTTGCCAAAGCGAAAGCGCCGTTATCGAACGACTTCTTCTGCGGAACAATCTTGAGATTTCCGCTCGGTTCACGCTTATTGATATGGTAAGTCCAGATGTCAGAGTGGAAAGTCAACTTACATTTTACGACATCTTCGTTATTGTAGTCAAGATCGCTTTCGAAGTCAAGATTCTTAAGAACACAGTTTTCAAAATGGAATTCTCCATTAAAGTTACTGGACTGGTTTGCTTCGCCAGTTCTGTCCTTCAACATGACTATGATTTTATCAATGGTTATATATTCTTTCGTACCTACTCTTGACGAATAGATTTCATGTTCAGGGTGAACCGGATAAATCGTAGACTTGTTATAGTTAACACCGTCAGAAGCCATTAAGTCTTTAAGACAACGGGAATTAATCTGGGCGATACTGTATAACTGATTATTATCGCTTGGTTCAGCACGTACTGTAAACCTGAAACTGATGTCTGTTCCGTAATTTCTTACAATAGGGAAAGTTTTCTCGGAACCGAAATACTTTTTTGTAACAGTAGTGGTTTCAAACTTCGGCAACGTTGCTGTTTCTGCAATAAGGTGGTCGTCATCGATTTTAGACGTACCTGTTGTCTTATAAAAGAATACATGGAATAACCAGCCAGGTTGCGGATCTGACATGTTGAAAAAGTTTTCATTTATAAAAATACTATTTGGCATAAGTTATTCCTAGAATGTGTGTTCATTATACTTCGTGTTGAATTCCATCCAGTTATACGTAAATATTGCATCGCGGGTGATAGTTCCTTCACCTTCGTAGTTATAGGTGATACTCGGAACAGAAACTAGCTTGCACTCGTAAAACTTGTATTGCTTAAAATAATCACCCTTGTCACCGTCATTAAGACCCATCGAATTAGTTGCAGGATCTTTGAACTGGTTAAATATTTTTACGGAAATAATTCCAGGTTTAGTATTGATATTTACTGCCTTGGAATTAATGGATTCTGCACCTTTCGTTAACGTTTCACCTTTGGTGTTGTTATCTGCACCGTATGAATAAGGTGCCGCATTATTCGGTACACTGTCTGAAAAATAATAGAATTTGTTCAAACCCTGAATGTGATAAATCTTTTCAAGGATTGTAGTTACATGATACAAACTATCTTCATTGAATTTAACTGTGATTGTACCAGCATTTTCTGCACGTGTTGGAATTTTAAAATTTAGACCGCCGTAATAAAGGTCTGCCGTATTTATCTTTCTGTCTGGAATGTTTATTGAAACTACTGCCTTGTTGAGTAATTCCATATCGTTTTCAGTTAATACTACACTTTCGGATTTGAAATTTATAAAATCGTTAAAAACAGCCTTGAAGGTCCATTCAAGAGCAGGAGGTTGATTATAAAAGTCATTATCCCAGATAGATCTAAGATTTCCACGAGTAGGTCTACCCATTTTAGTAGTTAAATCGTATACACCCATATCTATATTTATAAAACATCAGTTAACGGGCGCATGCGCCCACAGCTGGCAAGCCAGCGTTTTATGGGTGCGAAGCACCCTATCAGGCGTTGCCTGGATGTTTTATTTCATATAATTTTTAAATTTTTTGTACAGTAAGCCTTAGCCAGGTTTCTGTACTTTTTACAGTAAGAGGATTTACGTATTGACTTATCGGGCTGGTCATCCTGTACTCCGAGCTACATTCAATACAACCGATGGCGGCTATATGTATTTAGTGCTATAAATACTTCAGTGGTGAAACGTTATCGGTTACGGCCATTAGCTTCTAACTGGTCACGGCTTCTGCCCGATCATAGTGTAGGATTTACACCTTATAATCCTAAACGGCCAAAGACATTGCCGATACACTCATTGGATTGACGTTCGTTACTGTTACTTTGGTCTTCTATGTAAAAATTTTTATTCAAATATAAGTAAAAATTTTTATTGCGCAAAATAAAAATAACATTTATATTTGGATTTTTATTAAAAAAGAATAAAACCTGGAAGTTTTTCCAGGTTTTTTCTAATTTTGGATGTATATTCAGAATTACGAGATCCAGAATTCTCCGTTCGGGGATTCGAGACGGATGTTTTCGAGACAGTAGTCGTATTCCTCTTTATAGCTGGCATAGAGCGAGTCGCCGTTCAACTGACCGCCACCGGCGATAGTCAAGGTATATTTTCTAAGTGCGTTTGCCCAGACCATACCTGCACGGGCTACGACCAATTTACGGAACATAATGTCGTTAAAGATTTTTACAGATTTCTGTTTCTTGTAGACTTCCATGATTCCCTTACACGGATGACGCGGAGTCGGCCAAACAGAAAGTTCCTTTTCTTTCTCGTTGTAACGAACTTGATAGGATTCACCGAATTCCATCTTAGCTTGTTCAAGCCATTGGAGAGCAGCGTTCCAGCTTCCGAGAACATCACCGAAACCAGCACTGTTACCGTAGCAGGAACCACGGAAAATCGAGGAAGCGTTCATACTCATAACTGAATCGTAAAGTGCGTTATGCGGGAGCGTGAAAAGTTCGTTAATGTCGCCGAGCCAGTTAGCAGTAGCGAAGTCAACGACGGATTCCAATTCCTGACAAATCTTATAGTGTGTACAACCAGGAATAAGGTCAAGAACCAGGTAATCACGGTAGTTGCCCTGTCTGAAATAATATCTCTGAATGTAACGAATACAGTCGCCAATAATGTAGTTCAACTGTTCATCAGAAATTTCGACGCAGATAACCGGACTACCGAGCATGAGCTTGATGTAGTTTCGAAGCATTGCAATATTCTGGATAGTAGTAGCTTCAAGAACCGGGTCGTTCTGACACGGACCAGGATATGGCGGCATAGGAACCGAACCAGTATGAGCGTTCGGAGGTGGAGTTAGCCTTCCAGAAGGAGGCGGGAAAGGTCCTGGAGGAGGTGGCGGGAATGGACCAGGATGCGGCGGAAAAGGACCCGGACCTGGGAAATTCGGCGGCGGAACCTGAATCGGATCTCCAATAAAACCTTCAGTATTCATTTCTTCGTTCATACTATATTTATAGAAATATCGGTTTTATAAATATAGCATGGCTGAAGAAAAGGTAATGAATAGTATAGAATACTATGAACATCAATTTAAACGTCTGCTTCCTGGAAAAACTGATACATTTCCAGGTTTTTATAAGGATTCGGTTTTAAGAACAAAAGCTAAGACCGCAGAC